GTGGGCTGGAAGCCAATACAGTTGATCATTTGATACCTATCAGCAAAGGTGGAACTGATGAAGCTTCTAATATGGTGGCTTGCTGCTCTCAATGCAATAGTTCTAAGCGCGATCGTATGACCCCTACCTTTTTTGAGCGCGCTAGCAGACCCACGACCCCCATTGGGAAGATTTTCCCTGAAAATGGCTCGGCTAGGCATTATCTGGAATGAAAGAAATCGCAATGGCGGAACTGGGAGAGATTGTCCGCCTTCGGGACGAATCGGCTTACCGAGGTGTGCCAGAACCGCGAATACACACTAAACTTAATAATTTGCCCTCTTATGGCGAGCAAATGATCAAATTTTGCGAGGAAATTGGATTTAATTTAATGCCTTGGCAGCAATGGCTGGCTCATCACACCTTAAAATATAAACCTGACGGCCGATGGGCTCACCCAGTAGTCACCTTGCTTTGCGCTCGTCAGCAGGGTAAATCTACCTTTATGGCGCTTCAAATTTTATTTAGAATCTATGTATTGAAGGAAAAATTGCAAGTGCATACGGCGCATAAGCTGACTACTTCAGCAGAATTGTTTTATAAGATCTATGGAATTATTGAACAAAACCCCAGACTAGCTGCTCAATTTACTAAGAAGCTAGAAAGCAAAGGATTTCAAGAATTGCAATTTACGGAAGGCCGCCGATATATTGTAAGGGCAAATAACTCTGCTGGTCGAGGCATTGCAGCTCCAGAAACGATACACCTAGACGAAGCAAGAGAATACAAAGATGAAGATGTCTGGTCTGCTCTGCGATATACGCAAATGGCTTCAGCCAATCCTCAAATATGGGTTTATAGCAATGCTGGTGATCAGCACAGTATTGTGCTAAATAAACTTAGAGAAAGAGCAATGGCCGCCATCTTTGGCGGTAATGACGATATTGGTTGGTTCGAATGGTCTGCTCCGACCGGCATTAAATTTGATAACTCGCCAACTTTCTGGCTAGGTGTCTGCCAAGCCAACCCATCCCTTGGCCTAACAGTTCATCCAGATAATATTCGAGCAGTCTTATCAGACCCCGAGGATATTGTGCGCACAGAAGTCCTGTGCCAATGGGTCGATACCATTAACCCAGTTATTAATCCAAGCCAATGGGAAAATTGCAAAGTTGAGGGCTTGCGACTTAACCCTGAAGCTGATACTTGGCTAGCTATTGATCTGAGTCCTGACAGGAAGCAAGCTGCGTTAGTGGCTAGCCAAAGACTGCTAGGCGATAAGTTCCAAGTAATACTGCTACAGACTTGGCATAACCCAGCCAATCTTGATGACAAAGCAATGGCTAATGATGTTGCCGAATGGTTTAGAAAATACCCAGTGCAGCTCGTTGCCTATTCAGCTAGAACTGCGTCAGCGGTGGCGGCTAGATTAGCGCCTGCTGGTATTAGGGTTGAACCGATAGATGGCCTTGATTATGCCCAAAGCTGCGATGAATTGTTGGGAGCAATATCATCGCAGCGGTTAGCTCACTCGGGACAGGAAGAGCTGACCAAGCAATGCCTATCCGCCGTCAAGCTACCTTTCGGAGACGGCGGTTGGGTAATGGGTCGCAAAGTCAGCAATACGACAATCTGCGGTGCAATTGCATCAGCCTTAGCAACACACTATGCAACGATGGCTGAAAGTGGCGTAGATATTCAAATAGTGTAAGTAGGCTCGCTTACAATGTAAGCAATGGGTGCTATAAGAGATTTTCTATTTCCAAGCGTAGAAGCTGCCAAGCCAAATACAGTAGATGTGCTAGCAGCTAATTTGCAACCGCTTCAAAACCTTGATTATTTCAGCGTTCTCGGCAGTCCAGTATCAACTACTCGCCAATTGGCAATGTCAGTCCCGTCAGTTGCTCGCGCAAGAAATATTATCTGCGGAACTATTGGCTCATTACCTCTTACAACTTTTAATCGCATAACTGGCGAATATGTAGATCCGCATCGCGTTATTAATCAGCCAGACCCAAGAGTTGCTGGCTTTGTAGTTTATTGCTGGCTCGCTGAGGATATTTGGCTATATGGTGCTGGCTATGGTCAAGTGCTAGAAATGTATTCAGCAACAGATGGCGGTCGAGTAAGAGCTTGGACAAGAATTAGACCAAGCCGCGTATCAGTAGATACAGAAATACAGACCGATACGATTACTGGATATAAAGTTGATGGCAAGCCAGTTCCTATTTCTGGCGTTGGCTCAATTATTAGATTTGATGGCCCAGATGAAGGCTTACTGCATCGCGCTGGCAAGACAATACAGGCTGCAGTTTATTTAGAGAACGCAGCAGTAAATTATGCTAAAGAGCCAGCTCCAACTATGGTGCTTAAGTCAAATGGCACTAATTTAACTGCTGAAAGGATTTCATCATTGCTGTCTGCTTGGAAAACTGCGCGTCAATCAAGATCAACTGCATTTCTAAATGCCGATGTTGATTTAAAAGAATTTGGCTTTGACCCTAAGTCGATGCAGCTAGCAGAAGCCCGTCAGTATGTAGCGCTAGAATTAGCAAGAGCTTGCGGTATTCCTGCATACTTTTTGAGCGCCGAGCAGACTTCAATGACATACTCAAACGCAGTTACAGAGCGGCGCTCACTTGTCGATTTCTCACTTCGCCCAATACTTAAGGCAATTGAGGAACGCCTATCGTTACCGGACTTTGTGCCTAACCCAGTAATGACGCGTTTTGCACTTGACGATTTCCTACGCGGTAACGCGCTAGAGAGAGCGCAAGTTTATGAAATCTTGAACCGCATTGGCGCCATAAGCGTTGAGCAGATTCAGCGAGAAGAGGATCTTATACCTAATGAAAATTAATATGCCTATGGCAGTTACCGCTGCCGACACAATAAAAAGGGAAATAACTGGGACTATTGTTACTTGGAATGAGCAAGGCAATACTTCAGTCGGCCCAACAGTATTTGCAGAAGATTCGATTGAGATGTCAAATGTCAAGCTTCTTCTGGAACACGATAGAACTCGACCAATTGGCAAAATGAAAGAATACAAAAAGACCAAAGCTGGCATTGAGGCAACATTTAAAATTGCAAACACTATGGCAGGCGAAGATGCTTTAGTAGAAGCTAGTGAAGGATTACGCGATGGCTTTAGTGTTGGGGCACAGATTAACGAATGGACTAACAACAAAGGCGTAATGCAGATTACTTCAGCAACACTTGAAGAAGTATCGCTAGTAACTGACCCAGCAATTGATTCTGCTCGCGTTAGTCAAGTAGCAGCATCCGAAGAAGAAAATTCTGACGCAGCAACCGCTGATTCAGACAAACCAACCGAAGGAGACCAAGTGTCTGACACTACCGCTCCTGCTCCTGCCGTTGAAGAAGCGGTAGAAGCAGCCAAGGTTGAAGCGACAAGTCCAAGGCCAGCGTTCTATACGCGTCCAAGACTTGATCCTTCACCAGTTAAATATCTCGAGGCCACAATTAAGGCCACACTAGGAGATGAGTCCGCTCGCCAATATGTAGCAGCTGCTGCTGATACAACTGACAACGCAGGTCTTGTCCCAACTCGCCAGCTCAGCGAAGTCATCAATGGGCTAGCTAATACAACAAGAAGCAACATTGACGCAATCTCAACTGGCGTTCTTCCAGATGCTGGAATGAGCTTTGAGATTCCAAAAATTACAGTTATGCCAACAGTTGCAGAAGTTGCTGAAGCAGGTGCTGCATCTGAGACTGACCAAAACGCAGCTTTTGTTACAGTTACAGTTAAGAAGTATTCCGGCGCTCAGAAATTTAGCGTAGAGCTATTAGATCGCAGCTCACCACTATTTTTAACCGAGTTGCTTAATAATATGTCTGCAGCTTATGCCAAGGTTACAGATACCGCAGTAAATGCTGCGCTTATCGCTGGCGCAACTGCTGACTCAACCACTCTCGCCACTTACCCAACAGCTGCAGAGCTGCTTGGATTCGTATCACGCGGAGCTGCATCGGTGTATAACAATACTCAGAGATTTGCTAGAAATATTATTGCTAACACTTCTCAATGGTCTAACTTAATGACACTAAACGATTCTGGTCGTCCAATTTATATTGCTTCACAACCACAAAATGCTGGCGGAGTAGTTTCACCAACCAGTATTCGCGGTGTTGTCGCAGGACTTGATTTATATGTGACTGCTAACACGGCAGCTGGAACTGATACAGATGGCTCAATGCTCATTGTTGATCCAGCTGCTTATACCTACTACGAAAGCCCAACTTTCCAGTTGCGCGCTGATGTAGTTGAAAGCGGTCAGGTTTATGTATCTCTATATGGCTATGGCGCAATCGCAACAAAGATTGGCGCTGGCGCATTTAAGATTAACAAGACCTGATAAAACCCCTAATAGTGAGGGCCAGTCCGCTCCCGAGCTGGCCGCTCACCTAAATGCTTGAAAGGATGACGAGATGCCAACAATAGTTACGGCTGCAGAGCTAAGGACAATTCTTGGCGTTTCGTCATCCCTGTATAACGATGCTTATCTAAACGACATAGTAGATGCCTCGGAAAATCTAGTTCTTCCAATGCTAGTTACTTTCCAAAGCAACATTAACAAAGTAAAGCTAGAAGAGAATATTGCCTACTTTAAGACTGCAACAATTCACGAATTTACCGAAGGCCAATCCGTTGTAGTTACTGGCTGCGGAGCTCCTTTTAATGGCACTCACACAGTAACTGATGACGAAATTACCGATTATGTATTCACAGTCGCAATCACCAATGCAGACATATTGGAAAAAAATATTATCCCAGCAGGAAACGCTGCGTTATCTGGATTATCGACCTATGTCGGAAACCCCAATGCTGAAGCTGCTATTTTGGCTATCTCCGTTGAAATCTTCCAATCAAGAACCGCAGCAGGCGGATCAATTGAAGGCGTAGATTTTGCAGTTACCCCTTACCGCCTATCTAAGAATTTACTCGCTAAAGTAACTGGCTTACTTGGCCCATATCTTGATGTTGAAACTATGGTGGGCTAATGCCAGCATCAACAATTGCCACAGATGTTAGAGGCGCAATTAAAACCGCTCTAGCAGCTTGCACCGCCAATATTTACGACTCAGTTCCAGAAGCGCCAATAGTTCCAGCAATAATAGTCATACCAGACTCGCCCTATATGGAGCTTGAAGTCTTAGGCAAATCAACTACTCGCGTTAAATTAAATTACACTATAAGCGCTTGCGTTGCGTATTTCAGCAACGCCGCTGCTCTTGACAATTTAGAGCAATTGATCATCAGTATTCTTGGAGAGCTAGATGCTTCCAAGTATGAATTATCGACAGTCGAAAGACCTTCGGTAACAGAAGTAGGAACTACAACCCTGCTAGTTTCAGATATACGCTTGAGCGTCCGCTACGAGCAAACCGCATAGGAGACCCAAATGCCAACTACAGTAATAACTGGGCGCGATGTAACTTTTACACTCGATGCAGCATCGTATGACGCCCAGACAACAAGCGCAGTCTTAAGCTGCGAGACAATCATCGAGACCTATCAAACTCTTGATGGTCGCGCTTATAAGTCCGTTGATAAGCAATGGACATTCACAATTGAACTGCTACAGGATTGGGGAGCTGCTAGCTCACTATTCGAAGCAATGTGGGCTGATGCTGAATCTGCACCAAATACAGCACTAAATGTTTCATTTACTGCAGTTACTGGCGCAGTATTTGCTTTTACAGTATTGCCAATCTTTCCAACCGCAGGTGGCGCAGCACCGGGAGCGCTAACTGATACTTGGACGATGACAGTAATTGGAACGCCAACAGAGACCTTTAGCTAAGAGATCGGAGCATCGGGAGCTATGAAGTCGCAAATCACAATTACATATAACTCAGGCGAGCAAGCAACTTATATTGCCCAACCGCCTGAGTATGCCAAATGGGAGAAGGCAACTGGCAAGACGATTGGCGAATTAGGCGGAGTCTGGGACATTATGTTTCTAGCTTATAACGCAATGAAACGCGAATCGGCTGGTAAGCCAGTTAAGGCTTTCGATGTATGGATGGAAACAGTTGCCGACATTGATGTGAGCAACCAAGACCCAAAAGCCATACCGCTGGAAGCATAAATTACCTTCTAACGCTTCTGGCAATCGAGACGCGGATTCCTAAACAATATTGGGATGATGCGGAAGATGTCCTTACCGCTTTGGACATATTGAAGGAGAGAAATGGTGGCAAGTGATCCGATTACTTATGATCGCGCTGAGCTATCAGGTATTCTTAAAGCTTTTAAAGCAATGGATGACCAAGCAGTTGCAGAAGCCAAAACTGAAAGTAACGCCCTCGCAACCTACGCCGCCAATCAAATCAAAGTCAGCGCGCTGGGACGACAGGTCTCGGGTGCTGGTGTTCGGAGAGTCGCCGAAGGCGTCAGAATTAGCAAGTCATCCAAAATTGGTGAATTCTCATATGGCTTTGCATCTCAAAGGTTTTCTGGTGGCGCAACAACACAGAAGCTCTGGGCAGGTCTTGAATTTGGAAGTAACCGCTATCGCCAGTTCCCCCGAAGAACTCCCAATCGCGGACGCGGCAATTCTGGCTACTTCATCTACCCGACACTTCGCAAGATTCAGCCTGAATTAGTGCGGAAGTGGGAAGAAGCTTTTGCTACAATCTTAAAGAGATGGGGATAACAAATGGCTGGTAATAGAACGCTTAAGTTATCTATCCTTGCTGATGTTGATGATTTAAAGAAAAAGCTTGGCCAAGGAGAGCAAGAAGTCAAAGGCTTTGGCGACAAGTTAGGTGAATTTGGTAAAAAGGCAGCAGCAGCCTTTGCAGTCGCAGCGGCAGCAGCTGCTGCTTATGCTGGGAAGTTATTGGTTGATGGAGTCAAAGCTGCGATTGAAGATGAAAAGGCTCAAGCAAAGTTAGCAAAAACTTTAGAAAATACAACAGGCGCAACAAAAGAACAAATAAAAGCCGTTGAGGATCAAATTCTTCAAATGTCTTTGGCGACTGGCGTAGCTGATGATAAATTAAGACCTTCCTTTGAAAAATTAGTTAGAGCCACAAATGATGTTGAGAAGGCTCAGAAATTACAGACCTTAGCCTTAGATATAGCCGCAGGATCAGGCAAAGACTTAGACGCAGTAAGTCAATCATTAGCTAGGGCTTATGACGGCAATACTTCAGCCCTGAGTCGTTTGGGCATTGGCTTATCCTCTGCCGAACTTAAATCAATGAGCTTTGATGATGTAACGGCTCAATTAGCGGAAACCTTTGGCGGACAAGCTTCGATTCAAGCAGACACTTTTAGTGGCAAAGTCGCAAGGTTGCAGGTCGCTTTTGATGAAGCTAAAGAATCAGTCGGAGCTAGATTACTTCCTATCCTAAGCAATCTCTTAGATAAATTTAATAA